TTCACCGTGTCGCTGCCAGACTCCTTGATCCGAATGCTGTCCGGGAAGCCGGGCACGAAGGCGACGCACGGGTATCGGTCCAGCTTGGCGGTCGACGCGTTTCCGCGGCCGACCGAATCAACAAGGACGTAGACCGTGCTCGGGCTCAGGACGCCGTCCTGCGCGGTCGCGCTGCCGTAGAATGCCAGGAACGAAAACGGCTGCCGGCTGAAGAGCTTGACCGTTTTCACGCGGCGCGTTTCGGTCATCGCGTTTCCGCTCCGGTCGCTTCCGACGGCGACCAGCGTCGGCTTGATCCAGTCGGCCTTCTGCGCGGTGAACAGGGCGGCGTTCACGTTCGGCGTCGCCTTGGTAAACCACAGCGTGTCGGCGCCGACCGTCACGAACGGTCCGATGCGCACGACCGTGCATCCGGGGATCTCCGGCGTCAGCGGGTTGATCTGCGCGATGGCCGGCAGCGCCGTGAAGATTGCCAGGGCGGCCAGCAGGAGGATCGTCAGTCTTTTCATCTCGTGACCTCGTTTCAGTCTTGGGGAATGGGCCGGCCGTGGTCGGCCGGCCCTCGGTCTGCTGGCTCTCGCTACGGAACGATGGACCCGAACAGGTTCCGGTACTCGATCGGCGCGCCGCCGTAGATGTGCCGGATCTTGTAGGTGATCTGGTCGTTCGAGAACATCGAGCCGTTGGTCGGCTGGTCCTGGATGAAGATGTCGGGTTCCTCGTTGCCGCCCAGGAAACCGATCTCCAGGATCGGGCAGGCATCCTTGTCGCCCGCAATGAACCAGTTGTCGGTGTCGCTCGTGTCGTGCGGGAACACCATCGGCTCGAGCCCGATCTTGCGCAGGAAGTTGGGCCGGGTCGCGGAATCCTGCACGCCGCCAGCGGCAGCGGCCGTCAGCAGGACGGGCTGGCCGGTCGCGTAGCAGAGCTCGAAGGCCTGCTGCTCGAGGTCGGCCGGCACCATCAGGAACTTCGCCTCGAGGCCGAGGCGCTCGCTGCTGTTGGCTTCCGTCTGCTTGCGCATCGCCAGGCGGCCAGCGGTCACGGCGTCCATCGACAGGGCGCTCGTGCCGAGGTTCGCGTGCGATCCGTGGAAGAGCGCCACGCCGTCGGCGGTGTAGTTGGGGTTCGCGGTGATCAGGCCGAATGCGAAGGCGTTCAGCGTGCGCAGGGCGGCGCCGGTCATGAGCCGCGGGAACCGCTGCAGCATGGCCACGTCGTCATTCACGATCATCTCCAGGGTGAGGATCTGGACCGCGCCGCGCTTTTGCGCCTTGTAGTACGGGCTGTAGTCGTCCGGCGTCGCCGTGAAATTCTGGTAGGCGCCGGTTTCGTTCACCACGGCCAGGTCGCCGAAGCCGCCGATCTGCGGGCGGAAGTTGTACCGGAAATCGTTCACCGGCACGACGTCCGCGATCATGCGCCAGGGCTGCAGCGCCGTCTGCTTGCGGAAGTCCGCCTGCAGCTTGCGGCGGATCGAATCGCCCAGGGCGCCGCCGAACATCAGCGCCTGGCCGGTCGTGATCGCCGTCTGGAAGTCGCTGGTCTGGAGGGCGGCCTCCGCCAGGCGGGTGCAGTTGCGCAGCTCGCCGGTCACGTGCTGGTCACCGGTGAAGTCGATGTAGGCCTCGCGCAGGGAGCGGTAGGCCGGCATCGTGTCGCCCTGCGACTCCGAGAGCTTGACCACGCGCTCGTTCGCCACCAGGCCGTCCAGCGCCGCCTGGAACTTGTCCCGCTGGTCGCGCGTGACGGTGACGCCGGTCCCGGAAGACCCAGGGCCCTTCCAGCCCTGGCTCGTGCCGAGGTACTGGGCCTCCGCCGTGATGATGGCCTTGATCTCATCGCGGGTGGCCGGCTTGGCGGTGGCGCCGACCTTGTCCCGGACGCGGTCCAGGGCGGCGGCCGGCAGGCCGCTGCCATCAAACATCGCCTCCGCCAGGCGGACCGACTTGTCGCGCGCGATCTCGTTCGCGGCGTCGGCGGCCATCTGCGTGATGGATGTCTTGAACCCGTTCATCGCCTCCTGCAGCTGCAGGACGACCTGGCTCGCGCCCTGGTCGCCCGCCTCGGCGGCCGGCTTGCGCGCGCTGTCGGCGGTGATCGCCTCGACGATCGCCAGCAGGTCCGCGTCGGTGACGGCGTCCTTGTCGATGGCCTTGAACCGATCGGGCGCGATCGCCTCGATCAATTTCAGCAGCTTTTCCTTGTCCATGATCCAGCTCCCTCCGTCGTCTACCGATTCTGCGAGACTGACGATCTCGCCGCCAGCGGACGGGTTGATCACCACGTCCACGAAATTGACCTTGCGGATCTTGGTCACGCGCGCGCCGCGGCGGCCTCCGCCGTGCGGCGTGCCGGAAGCCTCGGCGACGTGGGAGAGCCCCACGAGATCCTTCATGCCGTTCTTCCAACCGTCCCACATCATCGTTTTCAGCCAGGCCTGGGCCTCGCTGATGTGCATCGTCGCCTCGAGGCCGTCGGGCACGCGCTGCACGTCGCGCATCCAGCCGCCGATGTTCCGCGGGTTCTTGCCGCGGTCGGCGAGGTGCTCGTCGTCGCCTCGGACCAGGATCCGCGCGCCCTCGTAGAGCGGCGCCGCCTCATGCAAGACGGCGATCGGGTAGTCGTTCCCGTTCGCTGAAATGCCGGCCTTGATGAGCTTGACCCGGTACCGCGATGGCGCCGTGTCCTGGCTCTCGCCGTCCGCGCGCACCGCCTCGACCAGGGTGATCGTTTCGCAGGCCTTGAGGTTCCTGGGGTCCATGTCGGTGGCCTCCGGTCTACTTCGCGTCCGGGAAGAACCGCTCGTAGAGCTTGCGGTTCGGCAGCTGCCCGAAGGCGGCCTCGTACTTGTCCAGGGTGCAGCAGAAAATCTTGCGGCCGTGATTGGTGACCGCGATCTGGACGCCATGCTTGGTGGCCTCCGCGATCACGGTTTCGCCGTCGGCCAGCCGCGGCTTGCCGCTCTTGCGGTCATAGTCGAAGGCCGGGCTGTTGGGCTTGGCCAGGTTCGGGTCGTGCAGGGTCGGGTGTTTCTTGGCGAAACGGGACGTGGTCATCACCTTCGGATCGACCGGCTCGTCGTCCTGGTCGTCCGGCGCCACCGGGTCGGCGCCTGCGCTGCCGATGGCCACGCTCTCGTCCTGGCCGGCCACCGCGGGCGCGCCGCTCGGCGCCTCGATGCCGGTGCCGCCGCCGCCGGTCTGCTCTCCTGCCTTGCTTGCCTTGTCCGCCATCTCTTCGCCTCCGGGGTTTGGTTTCAGCTGGCCGGCCCGGTGTGGTGTCGGGCCGGCCGGCTGTCGCTGATCGCCTGGGAGCGATCGCGGGAATCGTAGCGGGCGAAAACGGGGCGTCAATGGAAATGTGGGGGATTTTGCGCAGGTGTTGGGGAAAAACGCGCAGTGTCGTCGGGCGGTGGCGGATCGGGAGGGCCCGCAACGGGTTGCCGGCTGCCGGCTGCCGGCTGCCGGCTGCGCGCCCTGGCTGCCGGCCTGGCGCCCGCGGGCGGGCGCGCCCTGCCGGCCGGCTGCGCGTCGGGCGCGTGGCGCCTGCGGGCCCTGGCCGGCTGCAGGGCTCCGCGGCCGGCCAGGGCGAGGATCAGGGAGATGGCGCCGCGGCTGGAATCACTGGCGGGCCGGCTTACCGGGTGCAGCCGGTGCTCCGGCGTCCGGGACGAAAGGGTCCGAAACTTCGGACCATGATCCCTGCCGCGTGCTCGCGTCCACGCCCGCGCATCGCACCAGAATGTTCACGCCGACCGGCGCCGCGATCGTGATCGAGAGGCCGGTCGTGGTCTGCGCCAGCGTGGTCCAGGCCGTTCCGTTGGCGCTGGTCTGCCAGACGTAATGGTGGACCGGGCTGCCGGTCAGCGGCGCCGTGGTCGTGTAGGTGACGTTGATCGTGGTGGTCTGTCCGCCAACCACCAGCGGAATCAAAAGCGCCGCGGCGAGGGCTGCGGCGATCAGGGTCCTCTGCGATCGGTTCATTCTGCGTTCTCCTTTGCCTTGAATTGGAGGCCGTTGTCGCCTGGGAACGGGTGGTCGTGGTCGAATTCATTCAGCAGGATCGCGTCCGGGATCACGTCCGGGAAGGCCTCGCATCCTTCGGCGCCTGCGTACTTGCGGGCGCAACCTACGCACTGACTCACGGTCGGCCCGTCGCCGCCGAAGCTGAACCGCTCGCCCTCGTTTTTCTTGGCCATTCTACGCCTCGATTCTCACGTGGACAACGGTGCGCGGCTCGAATTGGCTTTCTCCGAAATATGAATCTTTCGTTTCCATCTGGACGCTGCGCTCGATCCTAATAACGCGCAGCTTGGTGCTCGGTGCCAGGATGAACTCGCGCTGATCCTGGTAGTCCTCATGGACGCCTGCCCACAGGCCTCTCGTTCCGGCCGGTGCCTCGATCCTGAAAACGACGCCGGATCCCGACCCGAACACGGAGGCCACCGCCTCGTTCAGGGACGTGGATGAGAATGCGGCGTCCCGAATCACGCCGCCGACCAGTGAATCGGAAACGGTTTGCGCCACGAGCGTGGCATCCATGCCCGCGGCCACCTCCGCCGCGTTGGCCGGAATCGTGACGCCTGGCCATCCAGACTCCAGGCCTCGCCAAAGCACCACGCTGTCGTCCAGGGCAGGTGCGGCGTCCAGGGCCTGCATCATGCCGGCCTCGAATGTTTTGTAGTGCTCGGAAAATTCCTCGTCGGTCGCCACGATCCCGTCCCGGAATTTTTGGCGCCGCCGCATCCGGCGCGTCAGGCCCGACGAATCCTCCTGGTATTGATAAATGAACTCGTTTGCGCTCCCGCCGATCGCTTTTGTCTGCGCTGCCACGTGGTCCACGTAGAACCGTTCGCCCGTTGAACCGGCCTTTGTCGCAAACGTGGCCGGGTCCACCGCGTCGCGGGCGGCCTTCTTTGCCTTGGCCTTGGCGACGGGTTCGGCGACGGGCGCCTTTGGGATCGTGCTGCCGCCGGAGGTGTCCGCTTTCTTGACCGTCACCGGTCCGTCCGCGGCCGGCTTGGCCGCCTTGGCCTTGGCCGGTTTCTTTTCGGCCGCCGACTTGGCCGGCTTTGGCGCGCCCTCGGGCGTCGCCGCGGGCGCGCTGCTGCCGGACGGCGCCGCGGCGACCAGCGGATCCCCGGTCGCCTCGCTCTGCGTTGGGTTGTAATGGGCCACGACCTTGCATCGGCAATTGATCACGTCGGCGGCCGGCAGGGCCGGGTCGTAGGGCCCGTCGATCCGGATCCCGCCGAGCTCGAATTTCTCGCCCTTGCCAGGGTAGATCACCTTGCCGTGCAGGGCGGCGTGGTCCGGCCTGGGGTCCGGTGAATAATAATGGACCCACTTCTTGCCGAAGCCGGTGTCTCGCTTGGCCAGGTCGTCCAGGCGCGCGGTGCTGGTCACGTTGGATACGCGGTTCATCTCGGTGCGGAAGATCGCCCGCGCGCGGACCTCTGCCCGCGGGATCACCTGGCCGGGTTTCATCTCGCCCTTGCCGAGGGGTCCGGTCAGGTTCCCGATCCGCTCGAGGACCTGCTGCCGGCTGGCGGCGCCGCCCAGGGCGAAACGCAGCAGCTCGCCTTGGACCTGCTGGTGAACCTGGGTGGTCACGTCGGCGATCATCGTCGGCGCCACCGACTTGATCAGGGCGATCTGCTCGGTCGGCAGGACCGGCCGGTACTGGGCCACGTTGACGCCGAAGGCGGTCAGCGGGTCGTCCACGGCCTGGATCGTGGCGCCGACCGCGGCGTCCATCGCCTGGTTGAAGGCCTGGCCCAGGTCGCGGTCCATCTGGTCGGCGGCGTCCCGCAGGCGGGCGATCGTCTGCTGCCGCTGCCGCACGCCCCAATCGGACGCCGGGTCGGCCAGGGTGGCGACGGCGGCGTCCCGGTATTTGATGATGGCAGCCCGGACGTCCGCGGCCATCTGCACGTCCGCGTCCGCCCAGGCTTTCATCGACTTCCGCAGGGCTGCGTTATATGCCGCCTCGCGCTCCTGGTCGGCCATTGCGCTACTCCGGGCTGGTCGCGATGTCGCCGCTCATCGGGTTCGGCGCCGGTAGGTCCGGCTTGTCGGCCGCCTTCTTTTCGATGCCGGCCAGGGTCTTGCTCATGAGGGCGGACATCTCGGTTTCGCTTTGGGCCTTGTCGGCTGCGCGCGCTGCCTCGTCGGCCTCGATCTTGGTGGCCTCTTCCGCCGGGTCGACGGTGACGCCGGTCATGGAGGCCACGGCCGAAAACAGGGCGCGCCCGGTTTCGGTGCTGCAGAGCTGGTCGCTCATCGCCTGGCTGATGGCCTGGGTCATCGTCTGCATTGCGCTGCCGACCTTGGCCACGTCGGGCCCGCTGATGTCAGGCACGATCACGTCAAAAAGATCGCCCATCGGGTCCACGTCGATGCCGGCCAGCATGCCGTTCGGGTTCGCGTGCGCGCGCACGATGGCGAAGCGGCAGATGTCGGTGATCAGGTACGTGAACTGCCGTGTTTTCCGCTTGAGCGCTTTCTTGGTCGGCTCGCTCATCTGCTCGGCGGTGGCCAGGCTCGTTTCGCCGCCGGTCCCGAACCAGTGCTCGGGGTAGCCGTGCCCGCCCATCAGGTGGCTCTTGACGTCCTTCAGGTGCCGGCTGGCCTCGTAGGCGCCGAGGTTCGGCTGCATTACGTTCCAGTGCACCTTGTCGTTGTGGACCTTCATCGTGCCCGGCTTTGGCGGGCCCTGGGCCCTGCGGAATTTCTTGATGTCTCCGTCGTCCGCGTCGTCCAGGGTCACGTCGAAGAAATGCGAGAGGGCCACCTTCGCTCGGTCGGCCTGCACTTTCATTGTCTCGTCGACGATCTCGAACCAGTCCGCTCCGGTGTAGAATTCGCTGATGCCGCGGCGCGCCGTCAGGACGTGATTGATCTGCGCAAAGAAGCAGTCGCCGACCAGGGTGCCGGCCTCGCGCGAGAACCGGATCACCTCGAGCTTCTGCTGGCCGACCTCTTTCGCCGCGCTGTCGGTCAGTTTGATGAAGGCCGGCCGTTGTGTCCTGGGGTCCGGCTCGATCTCGACGATCTGCGACGGGTCCACCCATCCGAGCTCGATGTCGCCGGTCAGCTCGTTCACCTTCACCGGCAGGATCGCCTCGCCCCAGAGATTCAGCTCGAGCAGGCGCTGCGGGTTCAGGCGGTCCATATCATTGATCGGGTCGTTCCAGAACCGGTCGAGAACCTCTTGGATCAGGTCCTTGGTTTTGTCGTCGTCATGCTTTGCGACCACGCGCAGGCCGTCGCCCAGGACGAAATCGACGATGATCTCGAGCATGCGCTTGGCCATGTGATTGTTCCGGTAGAGGTGCAGGGCCACCTTTTGCATGCGCAGCTGGTCGTATCCCGGCAGGTCCTGGCGCGCGCCGTTCAGGCGCCGGTATCCGGTCGTGTCCTCTCCGAGCTCGTCGACCTCCGCCTCGCTCAGCGTGACCGGTCGTTCGCCGGCAGCGGTGATCTGCCACCCGCTGCGCATGGAGGCCACCGCCGCGGCGGCGCGCTCGATCAGGGTCATGTCCTTGCGCATGTCGTTCTCCTACGCGGCCGGGGTGTCCGGGGTGTCGGGCCCCAATGCGCCCGATCCGTCAATCATCACCTTGGTCCAGATCACCGTTTCGGCGGTGACGTTCTTAAATCCTGGCGCGCTCGTCGTGCAGGTGTATTTGGCGATCACCGTGATGCCGTCCGCGCAGGTTACGCCAGGCGGCGAGACCGGCGTCCCGGTGTAGGTGCCGGTCTTGGTCGTGCCGATTTGCGCTCCGCCTGCGGCGTTGTAGAACTTGATCGTGTAGGAGCAATTGGCCGCAAAAACGGCGTTAATCACGCCGATTTTCCCGAGGGTCATATTCGAGTAGGCCTCGGTCATGGCCGCGAACTGGTCCTCACCCGCGGCCACCGGCTGCCGCATCACCTCGGCGTTCGCTGCGCTGATCCCCATGCCGATCATCTCAGGGCCTCCGTTGTCATGCCGCGGTCTGGACGGTGAAGGCGTCGACCGTGGATCCGTCGGCCGCCTTGAACGTGCAGGCCAGGCCGGCTGCCGTGGCTTGGACCTCGAGCCATCCGTGGACGCTGACCGTCGTGACCAGCGTCGCTGCCGTGCCCACGGTGTCAAGGTGCGCGCCGCCGGTCCCGATCACCAGGAACGTCCGCCCGCCGTACTCGTGCCGCTCGTAGGCGTGGCCGTGGCCGCCGATCACCAGGTCGACGGCGGCGGCCTCGACGACCGGCAGGAAGGCCGCGCGGATCGTGGCCGCCGCGGCGCCCACGCGGGCGTTCGCCGAGAAGAGGGGATGATGCAAAAAAAGGACCGTCGGCCGGCCGGCTGGCGCCAGCGACAATTCCAGGGCGGCCATCGCTGCCTGGTTTGTCCTGATGCCCGCGTCCGAGCCGACCAGGTGGATCCCGCCGTCGATCACGTCCACGCCCGTCGACCAGGGCCATCCCTCGAGGCCTGGCGCGTACCAGTCGTGATTGCCTGGGACCGCGATCGCCTGCGGGTAGAGGGCCAGGTAGGTGTCGTACTCGTCGGGCCAGGCGTGCTCGGAAACGTCGCCCGCGTCGTAGACCACGCCGCCTCCGATGGCCGCCGCGATCGCCGCGGTCGCCGCCTCCGGGTAGGGGTCGGTCCGCGAGAGCTGCACGTCGCTGACGAAACGCAGCGGCGCGTTCGCCGCGGCTGCCGGCCCTGGGTCGCGCGCTGCGCATTGCGCCATGCCGAAGCCGAGGCCGATCATGGCCGCTCCTGGTATCCCGCGGGCGCCGTTCCCTCGTTCATCATGGCGCCTGCCATCCACCTGGTCTGCCCGACCGCCGCGGCGCCGTTGAAGAGCTCGAATCGCGCCTGGAGGTTCTTGGCGTGCAGGCCGCGGGCCTCGAGGTCCAGCCATGCCCAGATCCGGTACCAACCGCTGCCCACGTCGGCGATCCCTCCGCCATCGGCGGTGTTGGCCGCCAGGCCGAAGGTCAGATCACCGAACACGGTGTAGACCTGCTGGAAAATCGCGGCATCGGTCGCGTTGTAAATCCGGACCGACCCGTAGCTGTTGAACACGGCGGCGCTCTTGAAAAACGCGCTCAGGCAGATCCTGGGCTCGGTCACGTAGACCGCGCTTTGGCCGGCTCGCTGCGACCAGTTGGATCCGGCGCCCGTCGCAACCATCGCGGTCGCCTTGGTCCCTCCCCAGGGATCAGGCTGGCCGGCAACGGCCGAGAAGGCTGCCGGTGCTCCGCCCCAATACGCCGCGCTGAATTGCCAGGAATCGGCGAGCAGGTTCCCTCGCTGCAATGAATCGAGCGCTGCGCATTGCGTGACTCCCAGGCCGATCCCGAACATGGCGGCGCCTCCGCTAGTAGAGGTAGAGCACGTCGTAGCCGGTGATCGTCACGGCGCCCCAGACCTCAATCGGCAAAACCTGGAAGGGCACGCGGAAGGTGATGTTCCCTGCGGTGGCCTTGTTGGGTGCGGTGAATTGCGTACCGGTGGTCGCGGCCAGGGCGATCGCCTTGGTCCCGCGGTTCGTATCGACCGTGGTCCTGAAGTCGCCGCTCGGGCTCATCGCGCGGATTGCCTCGAGCTCGCTCTTGATCGCCATGTCGGCCCTCCCTGGTCAGTAGCGTCCGCGCAGCTGCGGGCCGTGCTCGCGCTCGTTGTCGTCTGCCGGCTCGCCGTCCTCCGGGTCATCTCCCCAGGAGGCCGCTCGCCCGCTGAACAATGCCAAGGTAATAGCACCGACCAGGGCGTCCACGCAATCGTCATTATCGCCGTCCGGGAACGTGCAGAGCTCTTCGATCATCACGGCCATCGCGCGCCCGCGGGCGGTGTCGGGCATCGGGAAAAACACTTGCCCGCCCTCGAAGCAGGGCGCTACTCGCTGCGCGCGGAAGAACTTATCCGTTTCGACGGCCACCGGAATGATCCGCCTGTCGATCCGCTCCTGCAGCTCCTGGGCAAATCCGGCTTGCATGGCGACGGCCTCGACGCCGTGGCGGGCCGGGTTCCACTTTGCGACGGCCTGCTGAATGTTCGCCCGCATCTTGCCCATGCCGCAGCGCTCGTGGATCAGGTCCAGGACGTAGACCTGGCGCAGGGCGATCTCCCGGCCCTCGGTGACGCCGATCGTGACCGTGGCCATGAAATCGCCCGCGCTGGTCCGCTTGGCCGGCAGGTCGGTGTACTGGTAGATCGCCAGGCCTTTCGGCACGGCCACCTGGTCCGCGTCCGCGGCGCCGTACCACTTGAATTCCGGGTACCGAAAGACCAGGCCGTCGGCGCTGCTCGTGTCCTGCTGCATTTGGGCGTTGAAATGGTACCGGCCCATTTTGCGGCGCCTCTTCTGGAGGTGCTCGGTCGTGAACCGCTCCGGGTAGTTGCTTGTCTCCTGGCCGTCGGGCCCGACCACCAGCGCCGGGATCTTGAGGACGGTTCCCTGGAGGACGCCGCCGTCCTCATCGATCCGGCCCTGGTCGAGGACCTGGTATTGGTCGTTCGGATAGTACCGGGTGCCCACGTAATGGGTGCGGGTCGTTTCGAGGGCGCATCCTAGCATCGTGCTGCCATGCCACTCGGTCAGGTTGTCGCGCTGCTTTTTTGTGCGGCTATTCCGGATCGTGACCAGGTCGTCGAGGATGATGACCTCGAAATGCATGGAGGCCGCCTGGCCGCCTACGCCCAGGCAGGTGAAGGTGGCCTCGCTGATCGTCGGGTCGGTGCGCAGGAGGCTGGTCGCGTAGCTGTCCCGGTACCGGCCCAGGTCGCTGTACCGGTCGGCGCCGAAAAACCGGCCGAACATCTCGATCATGTCGCGGTTGGTCTGGAGAATCGTGCGGATCTCGCGCAGCATGCGCTCGGCTGCGGTTTGGGTGTCCGAGACCAGGAGGATCCGCGCGTTCGGGTCGTCCAGGTGATACTTGATGGCCCGGACGATCGTGCCCACCGTGCTCTTGCCGAAGCCGCGCGCGCCCAGGACCATGTCCGCGTCGCGGGCGCCGAAGGCGACCAGGTTTTGGTGCTCGATGATCTGCAGGTGCGGCCGGTGAACGAAATAGCCGCAGGTCCGCGCGAGCCAGTAGACGGCCTCAGCCTGCCGGGTCTTGTCCGGTCCCTGGTAGCTGATCGTCGCCTTCAGGCGCAGCAGGTAGGCTCTCCGCTCTTGGCGCGCTAATTCCGACTCTTGTGCTCTCCGGGATGCCACGGCGCAATTCCTCGATCCTGTATTCGGTGGCCTCGAGCTCCTGGTATACCTCGTCGCCTGGCACGTCGGCGACCTTTCTTTCGCCCTCCAGCAGCATGCGCTTTGGCGCCTCCCGCAGCAGCCCGATGTCGAAGGCGAACCGCTGCCGGGCCTGCCGGCACGCGGCCAGCTGGTTGAAGAGGCCCAGGCGGACGTTCAGGAAACCGACCGCGGCCGGGCTGGATCCGTGCTCCGCTGCCTGGGCCTCGTTCGCTGTCAGCTCCGCCTGCAGGCGCTCTTCCAGGTCATCGTAAAACCCCAGGGCGTCCCGGATCTCGTCCTCCGCGATGAACTGGTCCTCTGCCACCGGCTTGATCTTGCGGATCCGGTGGCGGTCCGCCCAGACCTGGCTGGCGCTGCAGCCGACGATGTCGGCGATCTGCTGGCCGTTCAGGGCGTTCCGGTACCGGATCATCAGGTCCCGGATCGCCATCTGCCGCTCGTTCAGCTTGCCTGTTTTCCGGCGCGCGTTCGGGCTCGGCGGGCGCCGGGCTTTCTTTGGTTTCGGGATGCCGGCCCGCGGCAGGTCCGGCTCGATGTCGGTGATCGGTGCCGGCCAGGTGTCCGTGTGCGGCATGGAGACCGCCAGCGCCTTGGAGACGGGCTTTTTTCTCGGTGGCATCAGTGTCTGTCCTCTGCCTCGATCGGCCGGCTGGCGCCCGCCTGGGCCCTGCCGGGGTCACGTCCGCCTTGCATCATCGGGCCCGCCCTGCGGCGCCCTTGATGGATTGTGCTGTCTTTAGCTGGATGAACGTGTCGGCCTGGCCGTGGATCGTTCCGTCGGGCAGGGCCAGGCCGGCTGCGATCGCCTGGGCCATCTTTTCCCGGACCGGGAAGGCCTCGCCGAGGACGGCGCGCAGGGCCCGGATCGCCACCGTGCGGTCCAACGGGCGCGCGGTCCACGCCCAGGTGCGCAGCTCCCGCGGGTCGCGTTTCTCGATGCCGGCCAGCTCGGCTGTCCTGGTCACGACCTGATCGACCGGGCCCAGGGCGCCGCGGGCCTCGCCCCAAAATGCCAGGAGGATCCGCAGCTGCGGGTCCTGCTCGAGCAGGAGGGTGGCGCCTGGAATGGATGCCGTCCGCAGGCGGTCGCAGGCCACGTCAAACCAGGCCGGCCCGTCGTCCTGGTCGCGGTCCTGGTCGGGCGCGCTCACGCCCGGACCTCGGGATCCGCGTCTGCCTGCCAGTCCGCCTCGCGCGCGATCCTGGTCGCCTTGCGGTCGGTGAACTCTTCCCACCTCCGGATGATCACGTCGCAATAAACCGGGCTCAGCTCGATCAGGCGGGCCTGCCTGCCGGTCCGCTCGCAGGCGATGGCGGTGGTCCCGCTGCCGGCGAACGGGTCCAGGACGGTGGCCTCGCCGTCGGCCGGCTCGTCCTGCAGCGGCGTGCCGCCTCCCGCGAACGGGTCCAGGACCGTGGCGCCCAGGAGGGTGCTGTTACGGATGGCGCGCTCGACCAGGGCCACCGGTTTCATCGTCGGGTGGACGTCGTTCCGGCTTGGGCGGTCGATCTGCCAGACGTCGCCCTGGTCGCGGGCGCCGCACCAGAAATGGGTTTTGCCCGCGGCGGTCACCGGCCACCCGTAGAGGATCGGCTCGTATTGGCGCTGGTAGTCCGCGCGTCCCAGGGTGAACCGGTCTTTGGCCCAAATGATGAAGGTCGACCAATGGCCGCCCGCTGCGCGGAAGGCCGCCTGCAGGATGTCCAGGTTGCTGCTGCTCATGCAGACGTAAATCGCGCCCGCGGTGTTGTCCACGATCTGCCGCATCGCCCGCTGGAGGAAATCCTGGAAGTCGGCGCCCAGGTCATCGTTGGCGATCACCAGGCGCTCGGCGGTGCCGCCCTCGTAGTCGACATTGTAGGGCGGGTCGGTGAAGCAGGCGGCTGCCGGCCGGCCGCGCAGGAGGCGCCGGTATGCGGTCGGGCTGGTCGCGTCGCCGCAGAGCAGGCGGTGCGCGCCCAGGGCCCAGAGGTCACCGGGCTCGGTGATCGGTGCGGCTCCGCCTGCCGGCACGGCGTCCGGATCCCGCTCGCCATTGTCGGTCGCGTCCTTCAGCAGGCGCCTGGTCATCTGCTCGAGGTCGTCCAGGCGGAGGGCTGCGACCAGGTCCGGCAGCTCGGTCTGGAGCTCCTGCAGGAGGGCGTGGATATCGGCCGTGAATTCGCCGGCAATGGCCGGGTTGTTCAGGGCCACGTTCAGGGCTTTTTCTTCGATCTCGGGCAGGTCGACGACCACCACGTTGGTTTCGGTGTCGCCCATCTCCTGCAGGGCTTTGATCCGTTGGTGGCCGCCGACGACGTGCCCGGTCTGCCGGTTCCAGATCACCGGCTGCACGGTCCCGAAGCGCTCGAGGCTGGCGCGCAGGCCGGCCAGGGCCTCGGGGCTGATGGCCCGCGGGTTGTAGGGCGCCGGGGTCAGGTCCTCCAGGCGCATGCGCGTGATCTCAGCGTGTCGCATCGTGGTCCTCCGGTTCGGTTGTTGGGTCGGCCTGCAGGCGGTCCTCCGCCGAGAGGATCCTGCGGCATCGCGGATATGGGGTCGGTGGCAGTTGGTACACGGCCAGGTGCAGGCGTGGCAGATGTCCCGCATCGGCCGGCAGAGGGCGCTCCGCCTCGTCCGGCTCCTGGTCCTGGTCGGGCCCGGCCAGCGGCCAGTCCGCGGTGTTCTCCAGGTAGGCCTCCCGGATCGACTGGACCGCCTGGTCCCGTTTCGCGTGCCAGCCGATCCGGAATCCCCGGCCTCGGGCCTCCGCGCAAATGGCGATCAGGGCGCCGAGGCCGAAGATCGCCAGGATGCCGGCCAGGGTCAGGAAGAACTTCAGGGTTTCCGGCATGCCGCCCTCCCGGTTGTTCCACGTGGAATGCTCAGCCGCCGTAATCGGAGGCCCGCAGGAATCCTGCTGTCTCGCGCGCCAGGCGGACCACCTCCGCTCTCGCTTCCAGCTCTTCCGCCGATGCCGGCAGGTCCTCTTCTGCCGGCTCGGGCCGGATCCTGGCCGCGGGCGCCGGGCCGGCCTTGACCGCCATCTCGGCGATGATGGCCTCGAGCGCCGCCCGCAGCCGGCCGGGCGTCCGGCACCGGCTGGCCCAGAACGGGCTCGTGCCCAGGTAGGCGATCGCGGCGTTCACCTCTGCCGGGTCCCGCCCGTCCTGCGTCGTGATCTGGTCGACGGTTTCGACCCACTTCCACCAGGCGTCGGTCATCGGATCCGGGACCTTGGCTTTCGGGTCCCGCTGCAGGATCCCGCGTCGCAGCGCCTCCGCGGTTTTGGTCGGGCCCGTTTCAAAATCAGGGGTCGCGGGCGCGCCCTCGCGCGCTCGCGTGCTCCCCTCTTTTTCTAGATCTGCCCTCTGATCTCTGAACTCTGATCTCTGATCTCTGAGCGTAGCATTTTGGCTATCCGCTTGGCTATCCGCTTGGCTATCCAGCGGTGCGGGTTTCTTGCCGCGGCCTCTGCTGCCGCTGGCGCCGCGAAGCCTATCTCTTTCAAAGGCCAGGCATTCCGCGCGGGAGCTCAGAACCTGGATCATGCCCAGGTCGGCGAACACCTGGAGGTCGACGGGCCCGCTCGCGTGGATCTCTTCCGCGATGATCTCCGGGTGAAACGGCATTGTGTTTTCTCGCCGGCAGGCGAGGGCGATCAGGCGGAGCAGGTGGCCGGCCTGGCTGTCGGTCAGCCGGTAGACGTCGTTCTCCGGGTCCAGGATTTTCGCGTAGACCTTGGCCCAGGGCGGGCTCGGTTCGGTGTAATGCTGAAGCTGCGACCAGTTGGCGAATCTGAAATATCGCACGGCTATAGCTCCCAGAGGTGAATTTCGGCACGCTCGTTTCGCGGGTCCGGCTTGCGGCGGATGCCTAGCTGGAGGTCGACCTGGCTGTCGTCATTCCAGACCTTGGCTTTGGTCAGCGCATCCAGGAGGCCCTTCCACCGGTTGTCCACGTCCCACCGTCGTAGGTTGCTCGGGAAAATGTCCAGGACGATCGCCACGCGGCCGGCCAGCGGTTCGGCCGGGACGGTCCCGGCGCCTGCCGGCAGGCGGCGCTCGCTCGCTCTCCGGTAGGCCACGAGGCCCGCGATCACCTTCCGGTAGTGGCGCCCTTCCGCGGATATCAAAACCCGGCCGCCGACATGGCGATAATACTGGTTCGCCGTCGGCGGCATCGGGATCTGGAGGGTGTACCAAACGGCCGGCACCGGGATCGTGATCTGGTCGGGCTCGCCGGTCATGGCATCTCGAATCGGTTGACCGCGTCGTCCGCCACGCCGCGGGCCCGGTCGGCCGCCTGGCCTGCGCTGTTGACCGCTCCGCACTTCGGGCAGCGGATCCTGCGCATCTCCTGGCCGCTCGCGTCCAGCGGCCGGCCGCGGTTGGTCACCGCCTCCGCGTCCGCGATCGTGAAGGCCGCCGGGCACCGCCAGCACCGGCCGTCCTGCTCTTGCTCCGCCATCGTCGTGGCTCCTTTCGCGCCGTTCGCGCCTCTGGTATTTGGTCCCTGGCGCCCGGCCTGGTCAAGCTGTTTTAGAACAGGGTTGGCGGCGCCTTGTGGATCAGGGCCCGGTAGACCTTGTGTTTTCCTTTGCCGGTCGAGGTATTCTCGACCTCTTTTTCCTCGTAGAGGCGCTGCTCGAAAGGCCGCGCGCGGTCCTCCGCCAGCATCTCGCGCATGGCCCGCGGCGTCCGCCGAACGGGCACCGCGATTTCCATCTCGTGCGGCGACCACCACCGCGGCCAGGTGGCGACGAGCAGGCTGTTGATCCGCTGCTTGATCGTGGGGTCGGGCATCGAGCCCTGGTCATCCTGCCCGGCCTCGTCGCGCTCGAAGCGGTCGTCACTCATCGGCTCCTGCCTCCATGTAGGTTGGCGCCCGCGTGACAGTCGCGGGCGCCGTCGACGCTGGACTACTTCTTGGCGGTCGCCTTCATGAAGGCGATCTCCGGGGTCTCCTTGCGCGCCCGCGCGTAGTCGATCTGCACGCGCATGCCGTTGATGATCTTACCGGCCAGGTTGGCGAGCGTGTTCCCCTCGTCCAGTGTCTTGTCGCCGTTTTTGATCGCGTCGATGGCCTGCGCCATCTCGTTCGTCAGGTCGGTCATGTTATTGATTTTCATCCTGCGCTCTCCTTTTGTTTGCCCCTGTTGAGGGGCACCGTGTCGTCGCCGTTTGCGACGATTCGCCTGAGGCGTATGGTCTGCCTCAGCAGCTCCTTTAATTCATCCGGACACCTAGAACCGGGGCTGCGTTTTCTCCAGAACTCATCGAGGTACCCGTCCGATATAACCCGGCGTTCCATTTTCTTGTTCGCCTTCTCTGCCATCCTCGTGCAGCGCCGACCGCAGAAAACCTGCATAGTGTTTTTCCGGCGGATGAACGACTTTAGGCATTGCGGGCAGGTGCATGGCTCTTCTCGGCGAGCTGCTCGAATTGCAGCAAGGGCGGCGCATCGGGCTTTGCATCGAGGGTCGTTAATCCATCGCCAGGCATCCCTGCACTTTTCTGAACAAACTACCGATCCCCTATTCCGCGACTTAAAAAACCGCCCGCACTTTAGGCACCGCCGGGTCATCGCTCACTCCCCCCCGCTCTTGAGATCGTCCGGCATCATCGCCTCGTATTCGGCCTCGAGGCGGATCAGCTGCCGTCCGCGGTCGCAGACGTCGGTGCCGGCCATCCTCTGCGCGCGCGCCATCAGGCCGTAGGGCCTGGCGGCGATCGCGCGGACCATCGCCCGGCAGTCGAATTCCCGGCAGATGGCCGGGCGTCGGTTGTGGATCGTGCAGCCCTTGTCGCGGTCCAGGTAGATGCAGTCGCCGTTCGGCTTGTGGGCCAGGACCCACCGGCCGGCCATCCTCTGGACCTGGTAATCGCTCACCTTGTCGCCGTGCTCCGGGTGGAGCGGCAGGATCTCGCGCTGGCAGCAGAGGGTGCATCCGTTGCATGGCACCTCGGTCGCTGCCGGCTTGCGCGCGCGGGCGCTCACTTGCTCACCCGGCCCGGCCGGCCCGGCTGGCGCCGGTACGCGGGCTCGGCCGGCAGCTCGCCCTCGCGCAAGAACATCGTGTCGCCGTCGGCCACCCAAAACTGCGCGGCGGCGTGGGCTCGGTTGATCTCGCGCGCCCGGTCGACCTGCTCTTGCATGTCCGCGAGGATCTGCTCGATCCGCTTGCTCGTGACGCGGTTAATCCACCGTCGGTCGATGGCGGCGCCCAGGGAAAGGACCGCCACCACGCCCATCGCCGCCGCTGCTATCCACAGGGCCTTTTTCATCCTACCGCCTCCGGTTGATGGCCATCGCCAGCTCGAGAATTCCGCAGGTGATCGCGGCCACGGCGAGCGCCGCGAGCCCGCGGTCGGCCCGCGCGGATGGATCTGCGAAGGCCGCCACTACGGCCAGGCAAATCAAGATCATGCACGCGATCGTTCCGAACATTCCGCCGTCCTTTCTTTGCCGGCCTGGCGCCGCGGTCGTCCAGCTGCGCCAGGCCGGTCACGTCGGCGGGTCGCACATAGGCCCGCCTCGCTGGTCAAATGTCGCGGCGCCCACGAGCCGCCCGTACTTAGCAATCGAAGCCGGCCCGCGGGCGCCGACGTCGGTTACAGCGGCAGGCCGTTATCCTCTTCCGCTGCCTCGCCCTGGTCTGCCTTGTCGATGGCGTCGCAGCGGGCCTCGTCGTCATCGATGTCGGCCTCTTCCGCTTCCGGGTGGATCTCGCCGTCCCAGGGCAGCAGCCGCTGGTCCGGGTCCACCGCCACGCCGGGCGTGCCGTGCACGCCGCTGTTGGGATCATCCAGAGGGCTGCCGCGGTCCTTGAAGAGGTCCGGCTGCAGCTCTTCGATATCGACCATCACCTGGCTGCCTCCGGTGCAATGGGCCAGGGCTGCGCACTTCTCTTCCGTGAACCGGAAGTCCAGGGTCACGATCAGCCGCGGGTCCGGGCTACCTTCTTTGTCCACCCGGTTCTCAATCAGGAACTTTTTCAGCGTTCCGGCGGATCTCATGTCTGCTCTCTCCTTTGCGGTTTTTCGTCCTGTCGCCGTGCCGGCTAGAGGCCCAGGCGTCGGCGCTGCTCGCTCTTCGACCGGTCGTATTCCTCCTTTGCCACCTCGCGCGCGCGGGCCACGCTGCCGAACCTTTCGACCAGGCACTCGACCATCTCCGGCGTCAGGTCCGCGTCGCCGCCGGAGGCCTCGATGCCGAGCTCGAATGCTGCCGCGCGGAATGTCCGCAGGCCTTTCGACATCGGCGGTTCGGCCGGCTGCGGTTCGGCCGGCTGCGCGCGCGCGATCGGGATGTCGCACCGCAGGCACCACAGGGCGTGCCCGTAGAGGCGGCGCTGCGGTGCCCGGTCCAGGTCGAATCCCGCCCACCCGGTCTTGAGGACCAGGAGCCCTCGGATCTGCTCGCCCTCGCGCGCGAACGAAAGCAGGCGGATGTCCAGGTGCCAGTCGTGCGCGCGCATTACCGAAATCTGGATCAGGGTGGCGATCATAATCCCTCCCTATGCGTCACGTTGGTCGGCGACACAATCGCCGGGTCTGGCTCGCTCTTCGACCGGTCGCAGTCCCCCCTTGCTTTCTCCCTCGCGCCGGCAAACTCCGGGTTCCTGGCGTGCCACTTGACCAGAAACGATCCCGGTTGCGCCATGTCGATCGCCTTGGTCAGGTCGGCGATCGCATCAGCGGCGCGCTCGATCGCCGCGATCAGGGCGATCTCTCGGTTCTCCTGCATGCCGGCAAGCAGGACCCGTCTGCTCTTCGGTGCGAAGATCATGGTGCCACCACCTCCCTCAGCGTTTCGCGCCAGGCGCTGTACAGGTCGCCGTCGACCGTGGCCGTGTCCACGTACCACCAGTTGGCCTCTGCGACCATCAGGTTGCGCCCTTCGCTTTTCTCCCACCAGCTCCGGCCGGCTGTCGGTTTCGTTTCAAACGCCCAGATCGACCCGGTCGCGTCGCAGGCCACCCACCGGGCCCAATCCGGCACGCAGAGATGCGTGGAAAACTGGATCACCCTGCTGCCGGCCATCAGAGCACCTCCACCCGGCTCGTGCCGCCGTCATCGACCACCCGCAGGACGTGGTCCGCGACTTCGCTCATGCCGGGCACGTGCGAAATCACCAGGAAGGTCCCGCGCTTGGCCGCGATGTTCCGCAGCGTCGCCTTGCTCGCCTCGAGGTTGTCCGGGTCCAGGGTCCCGAATCCCTCATCTTGGACCGCGAGCCACATGCGCGACCCGGTGGCGCGCGCCGTCAGCTCCGCGATCCCGTACCGGAGGCTGCCGCCGACGTGGAATCGCTGCGATCCGCTGGCCGCTCCTTTCGGGTGCCGGCCGCGGTGGTCGGTGTAGGTGATCTCGACCGCGTTCCTGCTCTCGCCCGTCTGCAGCTCGCGCTCGGCCTCGACCTGGACCGACAGGCCGGTGCCGGCCAGGTACTCGTTCGCCACCGCCTGCAGGGTCGGAATGCTGAATTGCTCGAGCATCAAAAACGGGATGCCGTCCCGGTTCACCGCGTCGCAGTAGAGCGCCGCGATCGCCGCGGTGTTGTCGTGCCAGGTGGCTGCCTCGCGCAGGACGGACACGCGATGGCTGTCCTCAGCCACGCTGGCCGCCCTGGCCTCGGCGCCCGCGATCGCGCCGACCGTCCGCTCGATCTCGGTCCGGCACTCCGCGGCCGATGCCTGGAATCGCGCGGCGACGACCTCGCAGGCGTGGATCGTGATGCCGCTGCTGATCAGCGCCTCGTGCATGCTGTCCGCTTGCGCGGCCTCGGCCCGCAGGCGTTGGATCTCCGCGGCGAGCGGCGCCAGGTCCTGGCCGATCTGCAGGCGGTCGGCGGCCAGGTGCGACTTGCGCTCGAGCGCCTCCCGGTACTCTCGCGCCTGGCGGTCGGCGGCCACCGCCGCGGCCAGCTGCTGGAGCATGGCTGCGCGCCGGTCCTCCGCCTGCCGGCCAGCCGCGGCGATCTCCTGCTCGCGTTCCGCGATCTCGGCGTCGACCAGGGTCAGGGCCTCGGCCGCCCGCCGGGCGTCGGCATCGCGGTTGTCCGCATCCTCGATCGCGTGGTCATGTGCCAGGGCCAGCTCCGGGATCCGCGCCTTGGCCGCCTTGGCGTCGGTCAGGAACTGGCAGGCGCCGCAGTCGCGCTCGTCCGCGATCGGGTCCGGGTGGCTGTAGAGGCGGTCGCCCTCGCAGGGCACGCGGTCGATCAGGGCCGCCTGGCGGGCGGCCTCGACCAGATCCCGGTTGGCCCGCTCCGCCGCCGTCGCTGCCGCCTGCGCTGCCCGGCTCGCCGCCTGCGCGGTCGATGTCCGCTCGGCCCGTACCCGCCGGCAGTCGTCCAGGTCGGCCCGCAGGAGGGCGGTGGCTGCCGCCTCGAGGGCCGGCAGGTCTGCCAGGTCGGCCTCGATGTCGGCCGTGGTCCGCATGCCTCCGGTCGGCAGGCCGCGGTCGACTACCGCGTCGCAGGCATCCTGGCCGGCCTGGAGCTCTCTCATGCGGTCCAGCAGGGCCCGCTGGCGCCGCTCAGCCTGGCCGGCCTGCTCGGCCGCCCGCTGCGCGGTCGCCAGCGTCGCCTCCCGCTGGCCGGCCCGCGTGCGCGCCGCCTCGAGCTCCGCCGTGGCCTTGGCCGCTCCGGCCTCGTGCTCGGCCAGGTCGGCCCGGCGCTCGTCCAGGCGGCTGCGCAGGGCCGGCAGCAGGTCCGGGCCGTCGGTGCGGGAAACGATCGACGCCTCGATCGCCGCGACCTGGTCGCGGGCCCGGCGCGCCTCGGCCTCGGCCGCCGTCCGGCAGGCGGTTCCCTCTTTCTGCCGGGACGCGAAATCGCGCTGGAGGACCTGCATTAGGAGATCCTTCATCTCGCCTGGCGTCAAATCCAGGAGGGCGTCCACCTCGTTTTGGCCGGCAAAGGCCGTTGCCAGGAACAGCTCGGCCGGCCCGATCAGGCGCTCGATCGCGTCCTGCGTTTCGCGGGCCGTTCCCTCCGCCACCGGGATCGCTCCGCCCGTCGCGGCGTCCGGCGCCGTGATGTCCAGGAAATGCAGGGCCGCCGTGGCGCCGCGGCTGGTCCGCTTGGCCTCCCGAATGATCCGGTAGGTCTTGCCGCCGCTCTCGAAATCGAAGGTGACTCGCATCCAATCGGCGCCCTTGCGGATCAGGTCGTCCAGCCGGTTTCCGCTCACCTGCCGCTTGTAGAGGGCGAAGAGGACCGCGCGGCTGATGTTCGACTTGCCGCTGTAATTCGGGCCCTCGACCACGACCAGGCCGCTCAGCCGGCTGAAATCCACGTGCGCCTCTGCGTACTGGCACCAGTTTTCGACGGTCAGCGCGAGCGGTTTCATCTCGTATCGCGCGTCCAGGTGCCGGTCCTTAACTCGCTCTTCGATCTCGGCGCCGAGCGCCTGCAGGCCGGCCAGCGGCGCGCCCTCGATCTTTTTCATCTCGGCCCACCGCTGCAGGGCGTCGAGGATCGAGGCCCCGGTGCCGATGTCGGTCCTGGCGGTCGAGCTGTCCGTTCGCTCGCTGATTACCTTGAGCGCCTGCAGGCCGAGGGCCTCGCCCATCTCCCGCGCGCGCGCGTGATCGATCGTGTCAATCACCGCGGCTGGCGCGTGCACGCACACGCGGGCCCGGTCGCCGCGCCCGGCGCGCGTGACCACCGCGTCCGCGACCATCTCGTTCACCTGGTCGCCCGCCTCGGCGTCGACGTCCATGTGGATCAGCTGCGAAACCACCGGCAGGCGCAGGAGGTCGACCCGGACGTCGGGCGTCCCGTCCAGGGTCACGACCCACATGCCGGGTTCCAGCTTTTGGTCGTTCCAGGTCAGCGGCGCCGGGGCTCCGCAGTAGAGGATCCGCGGCGCCGCCGCGGTGGCCGGGATGTCCTGGCGGTGATGGATGTGGCCGGCCAGCACGATGTCCGCTCCCGCGAATGCCGCGGCCGGCAGCTGCAGGTCGACGCCGCTCGGCATCTGCCGCTCGTCGCCCAGGGTGGCGCCGCCCAGGGTGCCGTGGTAGATCACGACGACGTTCCGGCAAAACGGGATCATCCTGGCCTCGCCGATCAGGCCCCGGACCATCGTCGCCATCAGGTCGTTCACGTCTGCGCCCTCTTCCGCGCGCGCCTTGGCCCAATACTTGTTCGGTGTCGGGATGCAAACGAAGGCAGCCATCGCCGGGCTCCGGTCGTCTGTAAACGGGTGCGCGATCACGCGCGGCGTCGCGGCCAGCTGCAGGAACCCATCGCCGTGCTCGTCCTGGCCGGCCAGGATCCCCTCGACCATGCCCACCCGTTCCGCGTGGAAGCTCTGATCATGATTGCCGGCCACGACGATGCCGCCGTGGGCCGCGGCGAAGGAGCCGCGCTGGATCAGGCGCCGGACCTCGCGGGAAACGTGCGGGTGGACGCTGGATCGGTTGACCACCAGGTCGCCCGCGTGGACGAAAACGTCGAAGCTCGGCGCCGCCGCCAGGCCGGCCTCGATGGCCGGCACCGTGTACGGCAGGTTCCCCATGTCCAGGTGCCAGTCGCCTGTCATCAGGATTTTCATGCTAGTTGCCTCCCTGGGCTGCGAGCTCCTGGTCCAGGAGCCAGTTGTAGATCTCGGTCACCTTGGCCGCGTCGCGCGCGGTGTAGGCGTCCAGGTACTTGCGCTTGATGTCGGTGGCTTTCGCGTGCCGGCACCGCGAGAGCAGGGCCTGGATGTCGGGCAGCGAGGGCTCGATGTCCGCCCACCCGGCGGCGCTCCGGCCGTCCGCGCGCACCTCTTGCGCGGGCGCCTCGCCGAGCAGCGCTCGCTGGTCGCGCACGCCCTGCGGCTCTTCCATGCGCGGCCTGGCGGCCTCGCGCGCCTCGTTCTCGGCCCGCTCCTGCTGGCTGCCGACGACGGCCTCGAGGCCGGCCGTGTCGTCCACCGGGTGGTACTCCGCGTCCGCACTGGCGCCCGCCTGCAGCTGCGGCTGCCGGTGCTGCGGCGCCGCGTAGAGCTGTCCGCGCACGGAAATGCCGGCCGAAATCACCGCGGCTTTCACGTCCGGGTCGCTCATGTCCGGGACCAGGACGTACTTGACCACCGCAAATCGGTGGCTCTCCAGGACGCCGCGCGGGAAGGCCCGCGGAATGCCGAGGATCATGGCGATGGCTCGGTTGATCGCCTTGCTCTCGGTCTTGGCTCGGCTGCTCTCGCGCTCGCGCAGGGCCTCTTCCCTGAACCGGCGCGCGACGGCGTTCTCAAATTCGGGCCCGGTCAGGCGTGGGGAATTCTTGGCGACGTGGGCCTCGCACTCGATCAGGATCCGGTCCATCGCGTCGCGGCCGTCCCATTCCCGCGTGGCCGTCCGCTCGATCACGTCGCCGCCCGGAAGGCGCAGCATGGCGCTGGCCTGGAATACGCAGAGGTCCCGGTTCGCGCGGTCGTCCACCCGCATCGACGAAACGCTCAGGCCGGCTGCCGCGGCGAGCCGGTCCAGCGAGACCTTGGTCAGGGCATCCTTGCCGTTGTTGTTGTAGACCGCGCTCGGGCTGTCCGGGTCGATCGTGACTTCCGCCACGTCGAGGCCCCAGATCGGGCTGTCGGTTCCCATGAATTTGGTCACGGCCGGCAGGACATGAATCCACTGGTCCTCCGGGTAGAGCTGCTTAATCCCTTCCATCGTCAGTCGCTGCGCCATCTCGCACCTCTCTTCTTTCGGTTGGCGAACGGGCCGGCTGGCCCTCAGTCGTCGTGCTCGTCGTCCTGGTCGGCGCTCCCTTCGGCGCCCAGCTTGCTGTTGGCCTCGCGCGTGGCGATCCGCGCGTTGGCACCGGCCTCTTCCGCCCGGCGCTCCCATAGGCTGATGATCTGGTATCTTGAAACGATCCGGTCCGGGCTCACGACCTGCCGCAGCTCCCGCACGCGGGCGTTGGCGACGTCCATCTCGGCGCTGGCCTGCGCGGCCTGGGCCACCGTCGCCAGCAGCCGGATCTCGTCGGCGCCGTCGACCCACCGCTGGCCTTTTTTCTTTGGCTCCTGCAGGCGGACCTCGAGGCTCATGCGCACGTTGGCCGCCGTCCTGGCCGTCTGGTCGGCTCCGGAAAGCCACCCGCGGGCCCAGGCCTTGAATTCCAGCGACCGTCCCGCGCGGGCCAGCGCCGCCTCGACCGTGCGGTCCACGCCGTCCGCCGTGCTCAGCATCCGTGCCGCCATGCCGCCTACCTCCGGTCCTGGATGAAGCGCCGCAGCGGCCACCAGGGCTCCCAGGTCCGGCGCGTGAAGGCCGGCCGCACCTGGTCCTGGTCGATGTAGGCGAACCAGGTTTCGCCCGGCTTGAAAAAGACCAGGACGTCGCCGTCGGCGAGCATGTCGTGGTCCATGTAGCTGCGGACCAGGGTCCTGATCGCCTCGTCGCGTTCGGCCTTGGTGAAGTCGAGGCCTCGCTGCCGGCGAACGTCCGGCTTGGAGATCGTGGGGTCCAGGGCGTCGCCCTCTGCGCGCTCGACGATCAGCCGGAAGTCGCGGGAGCGGCTGGAGGTGGTCCGTTCCATCATCCAGCCGTATGTGAAGAGCCAGCGGTTGCGCCACCGGCACTGGATCATGGCGACCGCCTCTTCCGACTGCTGGCTCATCTCGCCGCCGCGGCGCCAGGCGCTCACCGCTGCCGGTGTCACGCCGAGCCAGGCGGCCAGGGCCTCGCCGCTGCCGGCGACGTCGATCAGGGTTTCTAGCTGCTCTCGTTCCACGTCGTGCTCCTTTCCTGGTTTCATGTCGGGTCCCTCGAAATCTTGAAGGCGGCCGGGGCGTCGATCCCGACCTTCGCGTGCCCGCGCGGGTTCCCGGTCAGCGGCTCCCTTGATGTGCTGGTCGCGCAAATCGTGATCACGATCTGCCGGCCGTCGCCGAGGTCGATCCGGATCCGCTCGCCGGTCTTGCGATCAATTAGCAGCATTCCCGCCCTCGCTTCCGGCCGCAGCCGTCGCTGCCTCGAGGGCCTCTCGCTGCACTCTGGCGGCGCTTGCGAGCGCCAGGATCAGCGTGCTGGCCGCCATCAGGAGCGCCGCGGCGCTTTCGCACCCGGCACGGTCGAGGCGGAACTCCTTGCCGCATTCCCGCTCAACGATCGCCAGCGATCGTGCCGCGATGTCTCCTGTCTGGTCGATCAGCCGGATGGCGCAAAGCATTACGTCGTCCGCCACCACCGTCATCCTCATGTCGGCTGGCACCATGTCAGCGCCCTCCCTCTCCGCCGTCGACCAGGACCGCGGTCAGGGCGCAGGTCACCGCGGCGATCGTGGCGAAGCCGGCCACCGTCGCGGCCTCCGGCGCCCGGCTCACCAGGTAGGTGGCCAGGGCCCAGAAGGCCGCGGTCGCAAACCCGAGGGCCATCAGGGCGGCGCCGACCACCGTCGCCCGGCCGGCCTCGGTCCGGCTGAACCGCCAGAGGGCCCGCTCGATCTGGAAGGCCAGGCGCCAGGTGGCGCTCCTGGCCGGCCAGCTGCCGCCATCGCGGCGGGCCTGGCTCACAGCCCGACCGCCCGCGCCAGGCGCTCGCTCACGTCGGCCGGCTCCGCCAGGGCGCAGGCGACGGCGGTCCGGACCTCCGCCGCGAATTCGCGCATCGGCAGGGCGTCCAGGGTCGGGTGCTCGACCCGCATCCAGGCCTCGACGTGTCTCGCTTGCACGCGGCTCTCCTGCAGCTGGCCCAGGACCGCGGTGATCATGCTCTGGTAGCTCATCGGTTTCCCTCCGCCAGCGCTGCCCATGCGCGGCTGATCCTGCCGTTAACGACGACCGTGACAAAATCGAAAGACTCCCCGGCGCGCGTGGCCTCCGCTCCCTCGGTCCAGACCGTGTCGCGGCGGCGGTGGCCGTTCCGGATCGTGGCGCCGTCGCCGTAGGCGGCGATGATCGCCGCCGCGTCCTCCGCGTACCGGCAGGAGGCGACGTATTCGCCGTCGGCGGTGTAGACCTTCAGGGCGGGTGCGGCGGCCATTACTTGACCTCCGCCCGGCCGGCCTTGCGGCCGACCTCGTAGGCGGCGCGCAGCGCCTGGGCCAGGTCGCCCTTGGCGATCTCGATGCCGTCCTGGTCCTCGATGCCGCCGACCGGCATGTCCTCGATGTCCAGGATCCGCAGGGCGATCGTCTGGATCTCCTGGTCCCGCCAATCCTCCGCCGTGACCACCGCGTCCTCCCACCAGCAGAGGGCGGCGTCCATCGCCGCGTCGGCGACGTCCTCTTCCGCGGTGCTCAGGCTCTCGTTCACCCGGTCGACCATCCGGTCCATGTCCAGGCCGGCTGCCCAGGCCAGGCGGGCGGTTTCGGCGCCGCTCCGGTGCGCCCAGGCGATCCGGCTGTTGTCGCTCTCGTGCGTGCTCATTACTTCGCCTCCGCCTTTCCCGCCGTGCGGCCGGCCATGTAGGCGGCGACCAGGGCGGCCTGCAGGTTCCAGCAGGCGATCTCGTGGAAATCCGCGCGGTCGCTGTTGACCGGCGCCAGGCTCTCGATCCCGAGGATGTCGGCGGCGATCTGGTCGACCTTGTTCTTGGCGGTGATCGTCAGGTAGGTCTTTTCGCGGGCGGTCATCTTGTCGTTCCGCGCGCGGCAGGCCTCGAGGTCGTCCCGGATCTGCAGGCTGCGCATCTGCGCGGTGTGGAGGGCGCCGTGCTGCGCGTCGGTCAGGCCGACGCCGATCGTGTCCCGCAGGACCTCGAGGCGGCCGATCGTCCTGGCGACCTCGATGTTTTCGTTCAGCAGCATCTGCTCGTCGGTCGGGCCCGCGGGCGCCGCGGCGGCGCTGGCTGCCTGGCGGCCGGCCTCCGCCTGCGCGGCGGCGATCGTGCGGTCCAGGAAGGTCCGCTCATTGGCGGCTTTCATGCCGGCCGCCAGGGCGGTGGTTTCGGTGTGGAAGAGCCGCGCGTTCCCGTTCCGGTCCAGCAGGAGGGCGCCGTTGACGCGGACGGTGTTGTACCGGCCGCCGCCGTGGCCGACCGGGCGCGTGATCTCGATCGTGCAGCCGTCGCCCTCGTGCCGGATGATCTCGTGCGTGCCGCCGTGGGGCGTTTCGAAGGTGCTGGTCGTGCGGGTCGTTTTCATCGTGCTCTCCCTCTTCGGTTCGCTTGCGTGGCCGTCATTGGTCACGGGATCAGTATCGGCGCTCGGCGCCCGCGTATCAAGCTGCTGTATCTCTCTCCCGGTGCGAATCCCGAACAAAGGCCACGGGCGGCCACCAAACCGCCAATCTGAAATCCGGCGAAATCGGATCTCGCGCCTGCCGGGCGCCTGCCGGGCGGGTTGGCCTTTCCGGTGTCACACGTATCTCGTTTACACGTGCGACGTTACGCGGGTTTGTGTCGCACCACTGGCAGGGCTCGTGTCCTGGCGCCCGGCGGCGTCCCGGATCCTGCCGGCCTGGCGCCGCGGATCCTGCCGGCCGGCTGCGCGCGCGGGCGCCCGAGGCGGTGGCGCCTCGAGGCCGGCCGGCAGCGCCGCTGGCCGCGGGCTGGACGTTCGGCCTCCCGAGCGGGCGTCTGGTCGCCCGCGGGCGGGCCTCCGCAGGCGGGCGCCCAGGGCCCTTCCAGACCGTGCCGGGTGCCGGCCGGCCTCGCGCTATTTTTTCGACGGGTGCCGGGGTCCGGATCCTGCCGATGTTCCGGCGGGCCCCGGAGGGCGATATCGGCCGGGGTGGCCGCAGGAAATGCCGGGCGGGCCCCGGCGCAGGGATGGCAGATGTCGCGCCTGGTCGCGCGCATCATGCTGCCGGCTGCGCGCTTGCGGGTGATCGTGTCGGAACGGGCTGCCCTCGCGCCCGAGGTATATATACCTCGGGCGATGGCGCCGCAGGGCCCCGGCCGGAAACGCAGAGCGGCCGGGCTCTCGCCTGGCCGCTCTGGTCGCCTGGAGGTCCGTCTGCTCGGCGAGGCTAGACCGTCGGCGGGTCGTCCTCGTCGTGGCCGGTGGCGATGTCCTCGCCCTGGTCGATCATCTCCTGGAGCAGCTCGAGGCCCTCCGCCGTTTCGAGGCCGTCGACCTTGCCGTCGACCACCATCGTTCTCAGGTGCGCGGCCAGGGCGTCCGTCGCGTCCGCGTGCTCGCGCTCTTCGCGGGCGGTGGCCTCGAGGCGGTCGGCGATCTCGAGGATCTTGGCCGTGTCCTTGGCCGTGATCGCGGCCTGCAGCTGGCCGGCCAGGATCGGGATGAACTGCCAGATCGACGGCTTGATCACCGCCTGCAGCTTTGCCACCAAAATCGCCAGGTAGTTTTTCATGCTCCCGTTTCCCTTCTGTCCGCGGCTAATCGGCCGCCGCGGGAATTCGCGGCGTGGCCGTCGTGACCGGCGCGTCCGGTTTCACCTTGCTCACGTTGTCGCCCAGGCCGAATCCTAGCATGGCGATCACGGCCGGGACCAGCGACTTCAACAGGTCCGGCTCCGCGCAAAGGCGCGAGGCCACTCCGCAGAGCTGGTCGATCGCGTCCGGCCCGACGATCGCCGCGGCTCCGGCGGCACCGCCGATGGCCGCGATCGGGCCGGCCACCTTCTGGAGCTTCAGACCGGTTTCGCCCTCGAGGCGCTTGCCGGCCCACGTCGCTCCGGCGCCGCCCAGGGTCGCGCCGCCGACCACCGCTCCCGCCTCCGGGCCCACGAAGATTGCCGTCGCCACCGGGGCTGCGAACTTCAGGGCCGTGCCCAGGATTTTCAGAATGTTCATGTCTGCCTCGCTTTCTACGCTGCCGCCCAGACGCCGCGTGCGGACGGCGCCTGCAGGTGGAAATGTGGACCGGCGCCCACGTCGTGGAAGATCGCGCACCGCTTGCCGCGGCCGTAGGTAAACTGGCGGTTGGTCATCTCCAGCAGGATGTCGATCTCGTCGCCCGTGTAGATGGCCGAGCGCAGGTCCACGCCGCGGTGCAGGGTGTGGACGGTATCGTAATACGGGACGCCGAGCTCCCGGCAGAGGGCGATCTGCTCGGCCTGGGTGCGAACGATCCCGGTCACCACGACCTGCTTTCCCATCAGGCGGATCGAGGCCTCGGCCACGTACTGGACGACCGGAACAATCATGTATCCGCCCGCGACCAGCTCAGCCCACTCCCGGTCCTCTCTCGGTGTCTTGAAGATCATCAAACGCTCCTGTCGTCCCGCAGCCTATCGATCTCCAGCTGGTGGTTTGCCACCCGCTCCGCAATGGCGGCGCCTTCGCGCTCGTGAACGTCCAGCCGGCCGACCACCCGCTCGAGGGTCCTGGTCGCGGCGCCGAGGACCAGCGCTGTATCGCTCGTCGTTTTTTCCACGCCGACCATCCGGCTCGCCAGCTGCTCGGCGATCCTGGCTGTCTGCCTCGCCTGGAAGGCGAAGCCGCCGATCGTCATCAGCATGGCAACCAGGGCGATGGCTACCGAAATCCAGCGGGCGACGTCCATGTCCGGTCCTCCTACGCGGTCTGCAGGGCGGTGATCGAGATCGTGTCCTTGTCCGGGTTCGGCCGCGTGCCGGTGATCACGAACTGGCTGGCCAGAATGTCTTGCGCGAGGGCGGGCCATTGCGCTGGCGCAAAATCGAAGGTGTCGCCGAGCTCGTAAAACATCGACTCCAGGTCCATGTCGAATTCGATGGCCCACCGCCGCGCGGTCAGCCATGCGATCATCCTCTTGGCCCAGAGGACGGCCGTCGCCTCGTCCCGAAGCCAGGGCGCGTCCAGCGTAATCGGGATATCCTTGCCGTTGCAGAACCGTTCTTTTGCCGTGGCGCACATCGCCTCGTAGGTGGCGCCCAGGCTGGCGCTGCTCGAGGTGGCGGTGCACTCCAGGGTTTCGGTCAGCTCGTCGATCACCGGGTTGAACTTGTACCGGAACTTGAAACTGTCGGCCACGTCGCGCAGCGGCGTCTGCTTGGCCTTGCGCAAACTCGGGCCCACGATCATGCCGCGGCCGAGGGTGAATGTCGGCGCCGTCACGCGGTCCGCGGTGAAGGCTCGGTACCGGCCTTGGTTATCGCACCAGGTCCAGAAGCCGGCCATCTCTCCGAGCTCGTCCAGCAGGTCGTTGGTCTGCATTGCCTCATCGATGAACCGGCCGACCTTCCAGCCGGCACGCTTGGCGGCGACGGCCTGGAAGTCGACGGTCGTTTGGACCGAGGCCCCGGCATTGGAAAGGGTGCGGCAAATGAAGGACGCGACGTGGGCCGGGTTCTCGATCAGTCCGTAGGCGGAACCGGTCACCTCGCCGCCGAACGTGTCCCGGTATCCCAGGACCGTCGCGTAGAGGCCTCGCTCTTGCGGGTACTCGATGTCCGCGTAAACCCGCAGGCTCCTGGCCTCGTAGATGTCGATGTTGGATCCGTCGCCCGCGCCGGCAGTCGGCACGGCCACGCCGTAGAAGAGGTAGCCCTGGCCGAGCTGCTGCAGGGTGTCCAGCGATCCGGTCGTGCCGGCATGGCTGTTGAAATAAATTGTTTCGCTGCCGGCCGCGGTGTTCTCAATCGTCGGAACCAGGAACGTGCCGGTGGCAAAATCGTGGAAGAACAGGCTTGGCCCGTCGGTCATTGGCGCCACGTCGCGGTCCGCGCAAAATCCGACCCGGTAGACCTGCGGCGTCGCGTTAGAGCTCCAGGCGTTGATCTTGTGGGCCACGTAGATTTTCGGCGTCGTCCCGCTGATCCTGGGAATGTCACCGGCCAGGTTGATCGGCGGGATTTTGATCGGGATGGCCGACTCAAAATTCCAATCAGCCAGGCGCAGCGGCGTGTAGGTGGCATCGTCGTCATCGACGCAGCGGGCCCACTCGGCATCGGTCACGCCCCACCATGGCGCGTAGGTGCCGCCCTTGACGAATTCGCCGAGGGCGATGTCCATGCGCACCTGGATCGTCGTGCCGTTCGCGTCCGGGTTGGCGAAATAGAGCTTGCTGTTGGTGACCTCGATCGTGAACGGCGAGACCGCGGTCACGATCGTGGCAAATCCTCCGGTCGCTTGGACCAGGCCGTCGCTGCCGACCTGCGGGCTGTAGATGTCCTTGATGCCGTCGGCGATCGTCGGGTCCGCGAAAAGGTAGGACGGCCCGCAGTCGCCTCCGCGCGGGAGAGGGCTGATGTTGGTCGTCCGCACGCCTGGGCAGGCGTCGTGCGTACCGAACACCAGCTGCTTTGGCTTGCCGCGGACCCACTCCGGATCGGTGGTCCCGCTCGAGTACCGGTTCGGCGGCGTTTCTTTGTCGTTCTGGACGCTGGTATCCTCACAGCGGCAGGTGACCGTTCCGCCCACCGGGTCCCGTTCCACCTCGATGATGGATCCCGTCCAGAGCAGCAGGTCCTCCGCTCCGCTGGCGCTCGCTTTGAATGCCAGGTAGAGGGCGACCGCCCGGCCCTCGTAATAAATGCCGGCTGCGTTCAGCGCCGCGTAGGCATTATCGTCATCGGCAACCTGAAATTCGAGGATGCCGACCTGGGCCAGGCCGCCGCCGGTCTTTTCGTCGATCGTCGTTTCGACGCCGCGGATCGACTGCTTGTCCATCCGGTTATGGAAGTACCTGGTCGTGGCGGGCGGGCTCGCGTGGGAGATCGTGCGGTTGCCGTAGGCATGCTTCGAATATCCATCAGGCCAGTTGCCGGCCGTGCTCTTGGTGATCACCACGTAGAAAATCGGATCGCTGCAGGTCCGCATCAAAGCCCGGTTGGCCTCGGTGATCGTGATCACGCCTAGACCTCGATCCGGAAGGAGGCCTCCGCCGACCAGAACCGCCCGAGCCGCGACTCGCCGCGCAGGCTGTCGTCCCAGTACCGGCAGGTGTAGGAGGTCCCGTAATCGTCGACCACGGTGATGGCCGTGCCGCTGAATTTCCAGGAGGCGGCGAGGGCCTTCAGCACCGTCCACTGGGTGTTGTCCAACCGCGGGAACTTGAACGTGATGATCTTGGTCAGGGCGCCCGCGGTCCGGCTGCGCACGCTGCCGTCGCCCATCACGTTGACCACCAGCTTTTGGGTCACCTCGTCGCGCGTGCCCACGGCCGCGCGCCCGACGTCGTATCCTGCGATCGTCATGGCTATGCCACCTTCAGCCGCCGCTGAACGACCAGGCGTTCGAGGGCCGGCACGATCTCGCGTTCGATGTCCAACCGCAGGCCGGCCTGGTCGGCGCCGCCCGGCAGGTTAAAGGTCGCCTGGAAGGTCCCGCCGCCTCCGCCCGCGTTCGCGCGCATGCCGTTCAGGGCGTCCACGAATGCGCGCCCGCCGTTCGCGTCCACCGCGCGCTTGGTCAGGATGCCCTCGCCGCCGCTCAGCAGGACATGCTTGTCGTCCGCGTTCCCACTGCCGCCGCCCGGCACGATGCCGCCGCCGGCAAAGGCCCCGAGGACCTTCATCATCGTGGCGATCAGGCCGATGGCGATGGCGATGCCCACGAAGGGGATGCCCGCGTGGGCCTGCATTGTTTCGGCCGCGGCGGCGTGCGTGGCCGAGGCCGCCACCACTTCATTCTGCGCTGTCTTGGCGGCGTTGATCGGGACCTCCGCCGCGGCTCCTGCGGCCTTGACGGCCAGCAGCTTTTTCTGGTTCAGGGTCTCGATCACCAGCATCTTGGCCTTGGCCCACATCCAGCTGCTCACCATGTCCACGGCCGCCTGGTAGAACTGCTCGCGCATTCCCTGCCAGAGCTCGGTGATCGCCTGGCCGATGTTCTTGTGGCTGTCCAAAATCATCGAGACCACGGTGTCCACGTAGAGGTCCTTGGCGAAGCCCTGCAGGCCCTGCCAGTAATCGGCCCAGAGCTGGCTTTGCGCCTGGCGGAACTGATCGCTCGCGTCGGCGATCTGCTGCATGATGTCGGCCTCGCTCTGGACCCGGTTCTCGCCGTCGGTGCTGGCGCCTCCGCGGAACGTGCCCAGGGATACCGTTTCGCCTCCGCCTCGCTGCGTCTGCGGCCGGCCGCCCAGGATCTCCCCCAGGTTCCCGCCGCCGAAGCCGCCGTACGGGACGTACATCGACCCTGGCGCCATGCCGCCGCGGCGTCCCTGCTCGCGCTGCAGCATTACATCTAGGCCGCTGATGTCGCCTCCGCCGCCGCCGCTCCCGCGGCCGAGCACGGCGCCGCGGTAATTCGCTGCCTCTTCTTTCATCGCCGCGCGCAGGCCCGACTGCTGCCATGCGTAGGACAGGGCGTCGACGAACCACTCCAGGTCGCCCTTTGCGTCCTTCAGGTCCAGCTCGATTTTCTTTGTCTCCGGCTTGGACCCGGTCCAGTCGCCCATTCTGGCGAAGGCCCGCTCAATGGTCAGGCCGACCACCTTGAAGGCGCTCACGATCACGTCCTTGACCGCGATCGCCACTTCTTTCAGCCAGTTGAAGCCGGCCACCAGGCTCTTGAAAAACCCAATCGTGCGGGTGATGCCGTTGACCATTCCCTCGAAAATCTTAGGCGCGTTCTCGACCATGCGGATGATCATGCCGGCTGCCGCGTCCAGCGGCCTGGCGAGGTAGCGCCCGATCGCGTCGGCCATGCCGGAATCGACCAGGCCCTGCAGGGCGCTGGTCATCTGGTCGATCCGCGGCTTGAGGCGGTCCCACAGGGCCTTGGTCGTGGCGCCCAGGAAACCCTTCCAGGTGTCGGCCAGCGTGCTCATCTTTCCCTGGAAGGTGCCGGCCAGGGTTTCCATCATGCCCATGAACCGCTCGTCGATAATCGCGTTGATGCCGGCCATCGCCTCCGCCACCGACCCGACGTAGCTCCCGCCCTTGTCAAATTTCAGGCCTTTCGCCTCCAGCATCTCGCGCGTGGCCAGGCCCATCTCCGCCAGGCGCATGAAGGCCTCGCCGAAGGCCCCGGCCTTGATCCGGCCCAGGGTCATGGCGACCTCTTCCAGCGGTCGGTTCGCCGCGGCTGCCGCGTCGCCCGCCCGCCGCAGCGCCGTGGCGCCGTGCAGGCCGAAGGCCATCAGGATCCGCTCCGCGTTCGCCACCTCGCCGAGCTCGAAAGGTGTCTTGGCTGCGAACGTGACCAGGGCGCCCATCACCTGATTGGCTTTCTCGGCGCTGCCGGTCAAAACCTTGAACTGCATACCCAGGGTTTCGAGGGTGCTGTTGTATTCCAGGCCGGTCTTGATCAGCATGCCCATGCCCGCGGCGCCCGCGGCTGCGGCCATCTGCGCACCGAAACCGGTCAGGGCGTCCTTCAGCCGGCCCATCGCTTTGTGCGTTTTGCTGGCAGACTTTTCGGCCTTGTCGCCCATGTCGTCCCAGGATTTGCCGGCTTTCTTGCCGGTGGCCTGGGTCTTTTCTCCGAGGTCGCCGATCTCATCCTTCAGCTTGCGGACGACGGGCGTCGCGTCGTCCTTCATTCCCGCTTCCAGCCTGATGTTATCCATCGCCCGTCACCTCCCGCTTTTGTTCTTGCTCGCCTCGATCTTTTCGCGCTCGATCTCTCGCCCTTCCGCAAACAGGACCCGCAATTTCATCACCAGATCGCCGCGTTCCCAATCGGTCAGCTCCCTCGCATTCAGCGCCATCGCGGCCTCGAAGCCCATCAGGTTGATGTCGCTGAAAACCTGGACCGCGAACACGTTTTCCCTGGCCACCTCCGGCATGCCGAACTGGCAGGTTCCGTCCGGCAGGATCTCCTTGGAGCAGGGCGGTTGGTCGCTGGCCTCGTCGTAGGTCTTTCGGCACTCGTAGCACGACAGGCCAGCGTCCACCGCCCGGATCAGCTGCCGAAGGTTCAGGTAGGGTCCACCCGTTGGTGCTCCCCATCCACGTTGCCGGCGATCACCTGGGCCAGCGCCAGCTTGACCTGGGCCGGCAGGAACTTGACCAGCTCCGGTGCGAACGGCGTCTGCTCGTCGACCTTGCCCATGTGGATCGGGCCCGACCAATTGAAGATCGAGCTCTCCAGGAGGGCCTCTGCCACCTTCGCGCCGTCCATCTCGCCGCGGCGCGTATGCTCTCGCTGCAGCTGGTCGATCTTGTCGGGCGCCACTCGCTTGTAGTGGAATTCCACGCCCCAAATTTCGCAGGTCAGGTGCTCGTCATCTCGGATGATCTGGATTGCCACGGCTCTTCTCTCCTTTGGTTATTCGGCCATCGGGACGCGACCTTCGGTGTCGGTATCCCCGAAATAAACGGGGTCCCGAATGCCGACGGTCGTCAGGTACGCGGTGTCGGTCGGTGTCACCACGCTGTCCACTTCCATTGCGAAAGGCGGCGCCGCGACGTCATCGGCCGTGGGGCCGGACAGGGCGACGGCGCCAATAACCGCGGTGTCTATTCCCTCTGCGACCAGCACGCTGTCCACGGTCAGGGTCCCGGTGGTCGCCGTGTCCTCCGAATCGTCAAACGAGGTGCGCTCGAAAAGCTGCAGGACGATCCCGGTGGTCAGATCGTACAGCGCTACGTGCGTGTTGGCCATTCCTAAACCCCGTTGTTGTTGGTTCCTGGAATCGCGTAGGGCGCCGTCGGCACCGAGGCCGCGAGGGCGCCCGCCGGGATCGTGAAACCGTGGCCTGGGCAGCTGCCGCAGTTGATAAAATTGGTCCCGTTCCCGTAGGCCTGGACGCCTGTGATGATCTGCGAAAAACTGGCCGCCTGCAGGTGGACGCCTCCGCCCACGTTCGAGCGGACGCGGGCGCTGTTCACCTGCGACCGGGCCAGCGTCGTTTCTTGCGTGCTCAGGTAGATGCCGGCTCCGCCGTTCTCCCGGTAGTGGCCGGCTTGGACGTTGACCGAGGCGCGCCCGCCGCACCGGAGGCCGTGCGTGGTGTTCGTGTAGGCCAGGCAATCGCGCAAGGTCACGATCCGGCAGGCCGCGTTCACCGCGGCGACGCCGTTGGCGCAAACGTTGAATCCGTCGCGCCCGCTTGCGAACGAGCTGCATCCGGCCAGCAGCCATTCCAGGGCGTAGTCGTAGTCGCCGATGTAGAATCCGTCGTAGAGCGTGCCGCCGCAATCGTTCGCCACGCATCCGATCGCCTGGCAGTTGAAGGCGGCGGTGGTCGCGGTGCCTTGGTAGGCCAGGTAGAAGCCGGCCAGCGCCGATTGGTAGGCGGTGCAATCGATCAGGCGGATGCCGTGCCAGCCCAGGTCGGCCCTGAATCCGTAGCCGGTGGACCCGACCACGTGGCAGTTGGTGACGGTCACGAAATTGGCGCCGATCGTGATCTGCCCGCCGAAGGTGACGGCCGGGAAGGACCCGTCGTATCCTGGCGGAACGGCGCCCTCGATCCGCACGTTGTTTTGCGTGACCGTGAATCCGGCCGCGTAATCTCCGGCCTCGACGAAGATCGACCGCCTGCCGGCCGTCAGCGCCTCAGTGACGGTCGCGTATGTGCCACCAGAAGGCGATCCCGCGACGGCGCTCGCGCTCACGCGCGCGTCAAAGACGACGGGTGCGTTCAGGTTCGCCGCGGTGACGCCGGTCGTCCCGTCCCAGATCAGTCCGCCCACGGTGGCCTCCTACGGCAGCGCTCCGACTCCGGTCGCCTGGTTGTCTCTCGACCAGCAATATTGCCGGCTGTTGCGGATCACCAGGTAGAGCTCGCTCGCCTTAACCAGCGTCATGCCGCCCGCCAGGGTGGTCACCCAGGTCGGCGCCGCTGCAGGGAAGGCCTCGAATTCCAGCGATCCCTCGATGATGCCGGTCCCGCTCACCGGGAAATTGGCGGCGGCGATCCGGACCAGCGGGCAAATGAATTGCACCGTCGGGTACCAACCGGTCGAGGCCGGGGTCGGTGAATCGGTGCTCATCATCACGTCCGGCGCTGCGAATTTCAGCGAGAGCTGCAGGTCGGTGCCGGCCCGCAGGGCGGCCGGGAACGTATCGGCCGTGTACCTGGCCAGCTTGACCGTGCCTTTGACCTCCCGGCGCCCGCTGCGCATCGGCTCGCTCTTGTAGCGGCTGTTGGCGCCCGACTCGAATACCTCATCCAGCGGGTTGGTCAGGGTCAGGGTGATTTCCTTGACGCCGATCTCTGTCGGCGCGCTCGCGCCCGCGGCGCTCAGGCCCACGCGCAGGTGCGGGAACATCGCCTTGACCTTGCTGGTCGGCAGGACCCAATTGGTCAGGTTCATCGCGTCGGTGTCGTTCTTGTAGGGCGAAAGGTCCCACTCCACCGTCACGCCCTCGAGGCTCGCGCGGATCGTCATGCTCCGAACCATCGCGTTGATGTACCGCCAGGCCTCGCCTGCCGGCACGCCCTTGGCGATGCCCACGTCCACGCACCGGACCTTCTGGTCGCCCGCCACCCAATAGGTCGCGTCGCCTGCGACGCCGGAGCTGATCGCCCGCTCGCCGCTCGCCCAGGGCGACCGGTGCAGGGTGTCGTCCAGCTCGAAGAGGTGCTGGTAGGCGCCCGCCAGCAGGACCGTGGTCCCGCGCCAGGGCGCCGGGCTGCCGCCGCTGCCGGCACCGTGGGCCCCGGTGTAGACCGTCGGGCAGAGGTAGCCCATCGCCGCGTAGAAGAGGTACTCGAGGCCCTCGTACCACAGCTCGGTCGTCATCGTGCCGCCGGGGTTCTCCGCCACGACGTCCGCGTCGACGGTGGCCGCGGTTCCCTCGAGGGCGTCTGTCTTGTCCATCGTCACCGGGTTGGTCAGGCCCTCGCTCACGAATGGCACCTGGTTTGTCGGCGACGCAGCCACCGTTCCCCATGCCGAATTAACCGCGGGCCTCTTGACCACGCACTTTGTCAGGGCTCCCGAATATCCGCTCATGTCGCCCTCCCGTTAGGCCGCGATGATCTGCAGCTGGTCGGTGATCGCCACCATCGGTGTGTTGTGGAGGTTCCGGTACGCCTCGAGCGTGATGGCGCCCTCGATCATGGCCGGCCCGCCGACGTTGAAATCGGCGCCCTCGCTGATCTTGCAGTCCGGAATGTACATCGTGTAGCTGTCGGCGCCGGAAACCAGGACCAGCATCGCCTGCAGGCGCGTTCCGGCCGTTTTCCAACCGCGCAGGCTCGTGGTCGGCGCCGTGCTCAGGTATCGCGCCAGGCCGAGCTTGCAGGTCACGACCCGGACGCCGTTCCGCAACGGGTCCAGGACGTAGGCCGGGTCGCTGCTGTCCTTCGCGTCGGCCTGCAGGGCATTGTCCACGCTGACCTCGAAGCTCTTGACCGGCAGGGCGTCGCCCACGGCCAGGGCGTCGGCCTGGTCGCCGATCCAGACGCCGCTCACCGCGGACGCGATCAGGTGCGGGAAAAGGACCGGCGCTCCCGGCGCCGCCAGGGACGCGAAGGTCCCGGCGTTCGCCACGGTCACGCTGCGGGCCGTCACGTTCATCGTCAGCTTGACGGGCTCTTCGCCCGCCTGGCCGCTGATCGTGAAGCTGTTCACCTTGACGCCTGCGAATTTGTAGACCTTGGTCACGCGGTCGATCGTCAGGTGGAAATACTTGGCCAGCTGCGCGGTGAAGGTGTACGTGCGGGTCGTCACGGCGCCCATGCAATACTCGAGGATCGGGTCGCCGTCGTAGCAAAGCTCGACCACGATCTCGCCGCTCACCATCAGGTGCCCGACCTCGAATTCGTGCTGGCTCGCGTAGCCCAGGAGGGCCTGCGACCGCAGCTTGTCGTAGGCCTCGGTCATCGACTCGCTCAGGATCCGCAGCTTGGCCGTTTCTTGCACGTGGGCCTGCGACCAGCTCGTGCCCGCCGCCCATCCCGCTTGCGCCAGTACTCCGCTCATGTCAGACGCCTCCCTGCAGCCGTTCCTGGACGACCACGGTTCCCTCCGCCACGTGGCAGAGTATCCCACCGAACATCCGATGGCTTGTCGTAAAATTGAACGGCTCCCGAATTTCGGCGGTGCCGCTCACGGTGTAGTCCGCGCGGAATTTCAGGGCGACCGCGTTCAGCAGCGCCTGAAATGTCCGCTCGCTCGCGCTCGAATCCTGGCAGCCGTAGACCGCCACGATCTCGTATGTGTCCCTGCTCTCGACTTCCACGTTGGTCAGCCAGCGCTCTTCGTGCCGGCCGCGGGAAACCATCCAGCCGTGCACGTGGCCGGCTGTCGTGAACAGGGAGATCATCTGGCCCCACTCGGCGACGTGGCGCTTGTAATCGTAGACGTTGGCGCCGCCGCCCGACTGGATCAGGGCGACGACCGCGGCCAGGATCGCGCTGTAATTGCTGGCGCCCGCCATCTCACGCGCTCCCGTTCATCCGGTCGGTGATCCGCTGCTTGGCCCGGCCCAGGATGAGCCAAATCTGCGGCCAATGGCCGCGGCGCTTGTCGGCCGCCTTTGCGTACATTCCCCACCCGCGGCCGGGCCCGTCGGGCGCCGACTTGAATCCGTGCCGGCCGATGTTCCTGGCGATCACGAAGGCCAGGCCGGCCGCGTCCTCTTCCGTTTCGATGTTGAAATAATCCCGGTGGCTGTAAATCCAGGGGATCAGGTCGGCGGCCGGTGGCGGTGCGGATCCTGGCGCGCGCCCGAGCTCGAGGACCTCGCCGAACGGGCAGCTGTCGCCGATCTGGACGACCACGCCTCCGGGCGTGGGGATCGCGTCGGTCCTGGTCACGCTGGCCACCGAGACGCCGTCGCTGGACGGGAACCGCTGCTTGACGGCGCCGACCAGGATCTCGCCCATGCCCTCAACCGCGGCCACGAACTCTTCCCGGAAAATGGTCGGCGCCCGGCGCCAGGCGGCCAGGACGCTGTCTTTGTTCTCCCACTGAATGATGGCGTCGCCGCTCATCGCTCGTTCTCCGGGTAGTTGTGCAGGCGCCCGTAGGGCCCGGCTGCCGGCAGCATCTGCAGGTCGGCGCTGGCGGCCTTGACCGGGATGTCCTTGCCCAGGCCCATCGCGTCCCGGTACTCCTGGGTCAGGTCCTTGGCGATCCTGGCCCAATCGCCCGCGGAAATGTTCCGGCCGAACGTGTCCACCGCGATCGTATTGTCAGCGCTTTGCGCCATCCTGGCGCCGATCATGCGGGCCATATTTGCCGCGGCCAGCTTGGCGACCTTGTACTTCAGGATCGCCGGGACCGTGGCCTCGGTGTACTGGATCGTGAAAACCAGGCGCGCCGAGGTGCCGGCTGCGATCGTCCGGCCCTCGCGCAGCAGCAGGGTGTCGCCCATCGTGGGGTCCGCCAGGACCTCCCAATCCTCAAAGTCGACCTCGTGCTCTTCGCCCAGAACGTACGGGTTGTGGACCTCGAGGACGTCGCTCACGCCCTCGACCCACCCGGCGGCGCCGCTGCTCAGGTCGACGTAGGAAAGGCCGGCTCCGGCCACCAGCACGTTGGCCGTGCGCGGGCGGTCGCGGTCCAGCGTCAGCAGGGCGTCGGTGACCGCGCTGGTCATCGCCGCTGCCGGCAGGAGGTCGGTGACGGTGTTGCTGCCGTAGGAAATGAAATGCAGCGCAGGGGTTTTGATCTCGTCGGCCATGTCGGCTCCCCTTGCTGATTGAGGTGGCGGTGGACGCCGTTCGCCAAAGCGCCCACCGCCCGGTGCGGCCTGCGAAGAGTAACAGGCCGCGCGCGCTGCTAATACCCGAGGGCGGTTTTCACCGTGTCGCTGCCAGACTCCTTGATCCGAATGCTGTCCGGGAAGCCGGGCACGAAGGCGACGCACGGGTATCGGTCCAGCTTGGCGGTCGACGCGTTTCCGCGGCCGACCGAATCAACAAGGA